TCTATCTTAGAGAGTCTCTCGACTGGTTGAGTAAGAACTGTGTGTTTATTCACCTTGCTGAAAAGCTATACTAAGGATCTCTGAAATAAACCACTGATTGGTATGTCATATTGACGACTGTGTCCGAGCTTGATCCCGGTTGGCTAGCGATAACTTGGAGTACCCAATAATAGGTCCCGTTCTTGAAGCGGATAGGCGGTGTACCAATCGGTCCTTGTAGAGCATCCTCTACTTGCATCATACGTTTGATCGGAACATAACACTTGAAGAGAGTCGGCGTAGACAGCTGGCCAGCTTCGACATCTCCGCCTGGGTTAACAGAAAGAATGAAACTGCGAATAACTTTGACGCGTGTGGTATCAAAGGGGACGACGTATCCGGCGCCCGTAAAGAATGTAGCTGCATTCTGGAAGAGACGTGGATTCACGTTGGGTGGCACTTGGACAGGGTTGGTGATGGCGGTAGTAGCAGACGTAAGAGCAACGAAACCAGCATTAAAACCTGCTCCTTGCTCTCTAGAGAACACTAGCGACAATCTAACGATAGCACTTGTGGATGGCGGGGTCGTGGTGTCCATGTGGAGTTGACCACGGATGGACAACCCCTTGAGCCAGAACTGATTTCCATCGAAACGATCCTCTTCGTCTCCATGTGCCATGTTCGACACAGGAGAATGAATTAAAGTAACACGGGCAACTCCATCACCTTCTGTCAGAGTCATGGCAGCTGTAGCTGCCACCATAGACTTTCGCTCAAGAGCTCTGAAGATGACTCGCTTGACACGTCGGGCGAATCCACGACGACCACGTCTGAATCGCCGCTTTCGGAAGGACCTTCGCCTTTTTCGGAATGTTCGCCGTCTTGCTGCCATCGTAAAAGGGCGCGATATATTCTTAGTGCCGAGATCAGAGAGCTTAAGTCTTTTAGGATCAGATCCAAAAGTAGAAAGACCACGAGAGCGCTTCTTTGATACGTCAAATTTGAGATCGGGACCTACGGCTGGACCAATAAGACCTGCGCCGTACCGATTTAGGAATGTGTGGCGTGCAACAAACCAAGCACCGCGTGCAACAGACAAATCCATCGAAATGTTTTTCGATTAATGCGCAGCCTTATATAAGGCTGCCGCGTTCCGCGTTGTGGCCTGGGTAATATTAACCAGGCCACCAGTATGCGCTCCAATGACTTTCGATTCTCAGCCAAGCGAGCCTTCCTCACCTATGCGCAATGCGGCGACCTCACCGTTGAGTCTGTACGCGACTTCCTCAGGGACGATCTCGGTGCTACCGGGTATTGTGTTGCACTGGAGCAGCATCAGGACGGGAACAACCATATTCACGCTTACGCTGAGTGGCTCGAGAGACTCGAGACCAGAGACGCACGACGTTTTGACGTGGGTGGACGACACCCTAACATTCAACCCGTTCGAAGCCGAGCCGCTGTGCTTAAGTATGTCCAAAAGGGAGGCGATTTTATCGGAAATTGCGAGGCATGCGGAGATACTGCCGGCAAGTACGGCGACATCATTAGAGACGCCACAGGGCGCTCAGACTTTCTGGAGCTCGTTGTCAAGCACCATCCTCGTGACGCTTGCCTCTATCTCAGCGGCTTGCAACAGTTTTCTCAATGGAGATGGCCCGACGAGCGAGTCGAGTACGTTTCACCGCACACGACGTTTTTGGAGCCCGCGGGAGTGAGCGACTGGCGTGTGAGAAGCCTTGGGGCTGAGGTAATCTATAATGTCCTAACCCTAGCCCTACCCTACCCTAACCCTAAGCGGCCTTCGGCCTACGATCCTCTAACCCTTGTTGTCTCAAGATAGGCTCGAGACCCTTGTCTCTCGTCCTCATCAGTGAATCCAGAATGGGAAAGACTGCTTGGGCCCGATCGCTTGGAAGACACATGTACTTCTGCGGACTTTTCAACCTTGACGACTGGGACGACGATGCCGAATACATCGTGCTGGACGACTTCGACATCAAATATTTCCCGCACTGGAAGTGCTTCCTTGGGTCGCAGGGCCGATTCGCCCTTACCGACAAGTACAGGAAGAAGCGGACTGTGGAATGGGGAAGACCATGCATCTGGCTTTGCAACCCCGAGTACGATCCTAGAATCTATCTTAGAGAGTCTCTCGACTGGTTGAGTAAGAACTGTGTGTTTATTCACCTTGCTGAAAAGCTATACTAAGGATCTCTGAAATAAACCACTGATTGGTATGTCATATTGACGACTGT